ATTCGATATCATAATGTAGTTGTGTTGCGACCATAGAACCCTCTGCATTGTTTTCGATTATAACAAGGGCTTCGTTATATGGTCTACAATACTTATTTATTAAATCCGGAAACAGCATGGGGCTTATCATGTTATCTCTGAATGTGCAAACTTGTTTAAATGGTTTGACTGATACATCGAAGATACTAAAAGTAGAATAGTCTATACCTCTTCCTTGCGATACATCGACTGTTGCAACATAGTTATGACCTGCTTTTGGTCTTTCATATACTCGTATATTATCTTTTTGCCAATCGGGGTCTATCGCTCTCATACCTAATAAGGTATCTGCATTGATAAGTGTATTACCTGTTCCTAAGAAACTATTACCATACTCTTGTTCAAACTGTGCCTCAGATGTGTTTGCAATGGTCATTTTCTTCCATTCTTCATCACGACCTGGCACATCAAACCAGTTAATTAAAAAACTTTTATATTCAGATTGGTCATGAACTGCTGATTCATATATCTTATGAAACATATTACCTACACCATTTGCAGTAGATGTAATAATAACTTTAGAATCTTTACCAGATGTGATTACAGGATATGTCGCAGTATAGAATGTTTCTGCATCTTCTACGAAAGCAAACTCATCGAGATACAACATGTTAATTGACATACCACGAATTGATGATGAAGATGTTGCGGCTGCCACTATCTTACTATCATTACCAAACTCAATATTACCTTTGTTTAGTATCTTAACTCCTGGTTGTAAGAAGAAAGGAACGGTTTCTAACATGGTTACGATTCTCGCAATCATTTCCCTTGCGATTGCCCCTTTGTTCGCCAGAATCGCCACAGTGACTTCTGGAGTGAACAGGAGATACCATAATAGATACGCACAAGATGTGATTGATTTACCTGACTGTCTAGCAGCCAATACTACACTAAATCTGTTGTCATTGTAGTGTTTGATTAACTCTTCTTGATATCCACGAAGTTCAAAAGGAACTAAACCCTCATCAAGTGATATAATCTGAGTATATGTTTCTATAAAATGGCAGGGGTCTTCGGAACATTTTTGATATTCTACTAGTTGTTCTTCGGTATAAGATGTTTCTACACCTGCTCTCTTGATTAGATTATTACCTAGATAACCCTCATTCTTAGCCTGCACCATGTCTTAACCCCCAATGAGATATAGGTAAGTGATTACTAACTTCATACTCGTTATCAAAAGATAATATCCAACCTAGATAATTATTAACTTGCATATACTTTAAATCTTTTATATGTCCTTTCCATATGACTTCTTTACTATCTACTCTGTTTTTGTATATTGAATTCAATGTTAAATCACTGTAGTGTTCTTCTATAAACTGTCTAGAATACTTACCATGAGAGTATAGTTTTATGTCTTCATACTCTGTTATAGATTCTCCTTCTATACTTGATAGTTCAACTGTATTAGGATATAATTTATCTATAAAATTATTTTTCTTTGCATACTCTACTAAATCTAGTATGTGACCAACTTCGAGTTCTTTATCTCCTTCTTCATAGAAGTTTCTAAGAAATCTTTTCTCATTCCAAAACTCTGATGTCAACCATTCATGTAGATAGATATCACATTCTGGTAATTCAGTTTCTAATAAATCTGCATGTATATACTCTACAGTGTCACCTAGTATTTCTTTCATTCTATGAATGAGTCTGCCTCTTCTTTCTAAGGCATATACTTTCTTAGCACCATATTTAACTGCGAGATAACATAGTATACCTGAACCTGCGCCCAAATCTATTACTATTTTATCTTTTACATTCTCAGATATCCAATTTTCGTATGCGGTGTTTCTCTGAGAATCAGTAAAACAATATGCAGTTTTAAAGAATCTTAGTAGTTCTTCATTCTTTAACATTCTTTTTTTTCAAAAACTTCTGTAGTTCAGAAGTTGAACCAACATATAAATGATTATGTTGAGTTCCCACTTTTTGTTCTTCGCCCTCTAATTTCTTTAATTTACTTTGTAAGTCTATGAGTTTTTCTGCTGTCTCACCCACTGTTTTAATAAGTTGACCTGCAACTTCATAGGCTCTTGGGTGTTCTGTTTCTTTTGATAGTTCTAAGATACCATCGATTGCATCTTGTCCTCTCTCTACAAGATTGTAAAGATTTTCTCTTGCATATCGATAGTCTGTTTCGACATTCTCTGTTCTGTCTGGAAGTTTGACAACTGCTGTCTTCTCTTTGATATCAGATTCGATATCCAATATGGCATCCAGTTTTGAATCTATTTCACTCATAATATATTATCCAGTAATATTTATAACACCGCCCATACCACTATGATTCTTACAATAGTAGTATAGATTTGCAGGTGCATCACTTGCCACACTTATCTCAGTCCATGCATTGTCTTGTCCTGGTGTTCCATTATATGATACGCCAGTGAGATATTCTGAACCACCACCGTGTGTTCCATTTGATGTAGTAGAAAATCTAAGTGGATGAGATGCGTTAGAAGAGTCTTCTTGGAAGAATCTATATGTTGCACCTCTGATAAGATTGAATGTATATTGTTCTGTGCCACCATAGTTGAATCTGTTTCCAGAACCAGAATTTGTGACTCTAATATTATAATCTGTTGTATTGCCCTCTGAGTATTGGTCGATTACACCATCATCAAAGTATGTGACATCTTCTGCAACTACAAATGTATCACTTGGGTCTACTGAACCAACAAACTTTAATTTAGTATCGGCAGCTATTGTAATGTTTGCACCTAATACCATTGATAGTTTGTTAGATGCAATAGATGATATTGTAGGATTACTAGAGTTGCCTGTGCCAAATACTTCATCACCTACACTAATCTTACTGTTGATTGCAGTTGCGAATGTCACTGTAGATGAGTTAGATACTGCGTTTGCTACTTCAGCGAAAGCAGGTTCATAGTGTTTAACATCTTTTACTAGACCAGCCGCATTGATTTGTGTAGTTGTAAATTGATTATTACCATCACCAATAAATGTTCTTTCTTGAACTGATTTAATAATATTACCTGTATATACAGGACCAAAGAAGTATGTTTTCATTGTAAAATCTAAAGTGTATTCTATGATTCTTCTATCTTCAAAACTTCCTTCGTAATCATCTTGAAACGATACACTGTTTAATACAATTGGTACATCTCTATTTTCTGTCATACTATCAACCATCTTCATCGTGACTGTATACTCTGGTTGAAAATAAGGTAATATCTGTTCTACGATTTGTAATGCATCATTCATGTTCTTTGTAAGAATAGATAATGTGAAGTTTAAATTGTATGGTGCAGGTGCGTATTGAAATCCTCTCTTGCCATCTGATTCTGATGCACTCTTAATTGTTCTATGTAATTTGTTTTGTTGTCTTTGAACATCATATTCAAAACCTGTAAGTTCAAATGCCATACGAGGCAATGATATCGCACTTCTATTTTTATCAGATAGATTTGGTTCTTCTGCGATTCTATCTAAGAACTTTTGTTTTGGTCCATAAGATAAAGGAACAATAGGAGATGTTAATACAGTGCCATCTGATTTGACTTTCTTGTATTGTATATTATTAAACATGGTACCAAATACTGATACACATCTCTTTATTGTTTCATTGTAAAAATAAGTTCCAAACATTATGGTTCACCAAATGGGTTAGTTTCTGACAAGTCTAAGTAGTTGCCGTCTTGTTGTTCAAATGCCAAGTTCTGAGCAGATGCATCATTTGAGAATGTCATTCTATCATCTATAGATGCAATTGTATATTGTGCGCCTGATATTGCACCAACTAATACATCACCAGCGGCAAGTGTTGTTGTAATATCTTTCGCAAGTAGTTTACTTGTTGTGTTAGCCCATGATACAACTTCTGCAACAACTGTGCCACTCTTAGATAGATTCTCATTCGCAACAAAGTCTGTATTGTTTCCATTGTTCATTGTCATCGATAATGAATATGCCTGTTCATCTTCAATCATATCGATATCACCAATACCTGTATCGAAGTCTTCTTGACTGTATTCAAATAGTTCTGCTCTGAGTTTGAATACAAATAGTTTACCCACTTGATAGAATGGGTCTTCATGTTCTACGAATTTAATTTCAAACATAGAACCTGATAATGGGAAGTATATTAAGTCGCCTTCGTTAGGTCTAAATGATGTTGCGAGGTTTGAATCTAATGATATGAATCTTTCCCAACTTCTAAGTGAGATTACGAATGTCGCTTGGTCTCTAACTTGAATACCAAACTTAGACATCAAATCACCCTCACCTTCGAAACCATCGGTGTTTTCGATATACATCTCTACTGAATACGCATCGCCATACTTAGATTGAACATCTTCGTTTAGTATGGTATCTTCTTCTACTACTTCTCTTGGAAGATAGAATACTTCGTGTCCGTATAGTCTTAAAGACTCAACTACTAAATCTTCGTATAGTTGTTGTTCTGTTGAGACTGCGTGGTTGAAAAAAACATTTGTTGGCATATCATTATCCAATCATGTCCATAGGTAACATGTCATGATTTAATCTTGACTCTTCTTCGAGTCTTTGTATTTCTTCTTGTGCTTCTTGTTTCAATTGTTGACCATCTAGTGTCACACCACCTGGCAACTGTATACCTTGAAACTTAGATAAGTTTTCACCCCACTGATATTTACATAGCGCAGTCGCATACTTCTTCAACCACATATCGTTGTATATGTCGGTGAAGTCTGTAGGGTCTAATTTTCTATAACATTCTATAATTAAAAATTCGTTTGCATTAATCATATCTACATCCATATCAAGATACAATCTATTCATATGTTGATTGAATCTGATAGGTTGTCGACCAACTAAAATGTTATCTAATAATCTAATATGTTGTTGAACCATTTCATAATACAACACATTTGTTGCAGTTAAATCATATAAGTCATTGAGTCTTAATTGATATCTAAGGTCAAACATATTGAGATTATGTTTGTCATTGAAAGGAAATATGTTCATGACAGCCATCACAAAGTCTGGTAAGACTATGTAATTGTTCTGTTGTTTGAAGGCTTCGTTATTATACGCATGATTTCCAGCGGCATTCTCTGTGAATGACTCATCTGCTTTCATGCCTGTTATTTTCGAATCAGTTATCTGATGTTTAAGATACATCTTAACTGAACCATCGTAATGGTATTGATGAAAGTATTGTAAAGCCTGGTCTATTCTATCGTCAAATTGGTCATCATCGATGTTGATTTCTAGAACAGGTGCACCAAGAGCCCTTTTAATATACTCTTTGAGTGTTGCTTTTGAATTTGGAGCTGCCATAGTAATAATCCTGTTTATTACTATTTATGCAAATTTTAATCTTGGAAATAAGTTTTAGTTTGAAGTCTATCTATTTTTTCGTCTATTCTTTCTATAGAGTCGATAATTCTTTGAAAAGTTTGTTCCATTTGTTCTCTAGTGACATAATCTTTTGCAATCTCTTCTCTGGTCTTATTGATAAGAATGTCCATTCTTTTCTGTTCTGCAAAGATACCACGAATCATCCAACCTACAGGAACTACTACAACTGTAAGTATTACATTCCAAAGCAAATGTGGGTCTATGACTATATCCATACAAACTATTTATAAGTTTATTGGTTTGCCAGACTCATCTATTTCAAAGTTAAATCCACAGTTTTCTTCATCTAAAACTCTTGAGCTTTTGATTCTTAACCCACTATCTAAATCATTTGTTTCGCAATTAAATGAGATACTATATCTGTCTTTATTAGTTGTATTTGGTTCAACCATATGCATCAAACCACTAGGGAACAAAAACAAATCTCCTGTTCTAGGTGATTCAACTTCTGACTCTCTTATTCTAGGCATGTTTGGCAGATTACCTACTACTTTAAAATGCGTATCAATGAATCGTATATTACCCTCATCGCCATCTGCTTTGATATAGAATACACCTGAATAGAAACAACCATTATGTAGATGTGGTGCGTTCCAACCATGAGTATAGTTTATGTTCGCCCATGAATTATGCATTTTACATTCAGCAGTTCCTGGCACTGCACCTAAGTAAGGCATAAGTTCATGTGCAACAACTCTTTTAATTTCTCTCATCAATTTATTGAATATAGGATTATCATCTATACCATCATTAGATTGCCAACCATGACCTGCATTTGAGCGTCTTCTTCCTTGTGGGTCTCTTACTCTCATTGCATCTATTTCTTTTTTACACATATCAAAGTATTCAGCAGTCATACCTTTCTTGAAGTCTATCTCTTTGTGTAAATAAGACTTTGCAACTGTCACTGTTGGAAAAACTAATTTAATCGCCATCGTGATTTAACTCCGTAAGTTTCTTTTGTTCTTTTTTGAAGTCTTTATCCATATGCATAGGACACTCTGGTGGTGGTTCTTCTTCTGAATAGAACTGACCTTTCTCTTTCCAATATCCTTCATTTCTGTAAGGACCTAATTGATTTGTTTTTTCTTTTGTGAAATCATACTTAGTTCTGCCTTGTTCATCCATTGTCATCATATCATGATGAGATGTATGTTTACTTCTATTCTCATGCCATATCTTAGAATCTTTTAACTGATATGTTGCAACCCATTCTTCCCTTTTAAAAGGTATGACTTGACATAATGGTGTTCCTTTTGGTATAGTAAACGAATGATTTACTTTAGGATAGAATATGATTTGTGAATTGTCTTGGTTGACATTGAACTCATCTGTATCTATAATACCATGCCATGTTGCAAAGTATTCATTTTGAAATAGAAATGGGTCTAGATAATAACAAGAATATCCTTTAGGTGTAATTATGTTCCAAGGATTTCTACACTTAAATGCATCTTTAACATGACCAAACTCTCCGTCTTTGATGTATTCAAATGCATTATCAAATTGGTCACTCGGATGTGTGGGTGAGTTATAATTTTTATTACTTGGGTCATTTGTTGTAAAGTTTTCATTTGATAATGATTCTCTATCAGAACCACATAGAACTTCTATATCTCTATTTGCAAGTAAATACCAACCTGATTTAGTCCAATCATGCATCGCTGGGCAAGCACGAATAGTTTGCGTTCTTCTTCCTCTTATCGATTGAAAAACTTTCATTTTCTTCCACCATGAAGGAAGAACTGACTTCGCTAAGACAGGTTTAAAATTACGAAGTGTATCTTCGTTAAAAGTTGTAAAGTCTATCGTTGGCATTATATAATTCTTCTGAATCGACTAACTCGATTTCATCTCCTCTTAAAACTATTGAACATCTATCTGCATATCTAGCTTTCTCATCTGGTGCATCAGCGCCATGTGGTATTCTTCCGTCAAATATCAAAAGACGATTCGGAACAAACTCAATACTTCCGATACAATGTTCTTTAACATGTTCTTCTCTTCCGTCTATACCTTCTTGAAAAGAGTCGTATAATCTTAAATCACCACCCCATGCAGGATTCCAAAATGTATTATAATAATACAGAAATGATAAGTTCCATTCATCATTTGGGTCACAATCAGCATGAGTTGTTCCGTGTTGACCAAATGTTTGTGAATTTGTTCCCATGTATTGAAATCTTTTCCATTTGAATCCAAAGTCTGTGCATATTCTACGATTCAAATACTTACCAGGCAATGATTGAAAATTTGTGCAATCTCCTCTTATCAAACTTCCATCTTCTCTTTGACCAACAAAAAAGGCGGCGCCCCATAATTCATGATGTGGCAAACCTGTTTTACTTTGACCTCTTACTTTGTTAGACTTAGACCACATATTTGCTGTGTCTAAGTAATTTTCAATCCAATGATGTAAAGATGTTTCTAGATAGTTATCAACAACATATACCTTATCTAAAGGCATATCTTTTATCTTGAATGGTTTATCTAGGTAAGAGACCTCTATCTGGTCCATAGATTACCCTATTAAAGATTGTTGTGGTCTAGGTAATTGATTTGCGTAATGTTCGTAATCTAAAAGTAAATCTTCTCTTGTTGATTTAATTTCATTCGCAACATTTACATAAACATTCCAAACTGCATCGTAATATTCTAGCACTCTTCTTGCATCAGACCTTAACGGATGATTTGAACCTTCTCTTCCAGCTGCAACACATTCTATAACATCTGAAAAACCATATGTTGATACTTGTTCAGCACAATAATTATTACACATGTTTACTAAGTTTTCACTGTATTGATTGTTTAGATTCACATGTTCTGGTGGTGCTGAATTATCAATATACTGTTCAATTGCATCTACTTCATCATCAGCAAGTGTAATCTTTTCTTGGTCATCAAATAGAACATTCTCTTTCCATTTCATAATCTTAACTTCGATGTCATCGTATACTAAAACATCATAGTCAAAACCTAAATCAGGTCTATCAGTGTTTTCGAATGTCCATTCTAGGCCATTTGGTTTTCTAATAGTAAGATTTCCGTTCTCACAATAAATTAACATATTCATAATATCTCCTATTATACTCTATTTTATGTGTTTGTTCAATAGTCTTTCGTAAATATTTAGGTGTTCTATCTGAGAGGTATCCATACCCTCAATCCAAG